GGAGTGCTTTAGTTTCTTTTTGATTCTTCCCCTCAATCTTAAGTAAGGGTTTCTGTTTTAAAATCATCTTCAAGAATTTAATTAAAATCCTTTTGCTTCGATGAATATTATTAATCTTAATATTTTGGAGAATTGCATCTAAAGTGTCTAATGTTAAAGAACAAGTTGCGTAAAGTGAATCAATCATTTCACTGCCCATATTATATAATGTACACTATATTCAATATTACCACATCATTTTTTTATTTTGATATACAAATAAAAAAAAAATATAATTATATTTAGGTATATGTTGCATTTTTTGTATCAACAATATGATTATATTTAGGTATATGTTTCATTTTTGTATCCACAATATGATTATATTTAGGTATATGTTGCATTTTTTGTATCAACAATATAATTATATTTAGGTATATGTTGCATTTTTGTATCCACAATTTGATTTTAAATGATTAACACTTGCCCTTGTAAGTTTACATTTAAGATCACCAATTGAAGTTTTTTTAATTTCTCCATTTTCATCACTGTAAAACACTCTACGAATGCCACATTTTTCAATAGCATTTCTACAATAGAGACACGGCTTCGCATTCGCAAGAACATATTCATTATTTACCTTTTTCCATCGTACACTCCATAAATCTGCTTTCTTTAATCTATTTTTATTTTTAAATTTATATATAGCATCAATCTCTGCATGTCTTGTAACTGCATTTTTACATAATTTTGAACATCCTGCTAATCCAGACGAACCAATACTTATAGGTCTACCTGAAATAACTAAAGCCGCGTAATGAGTTGGTATTTTATTTGGGGATTTAGCGTTGAACTACTATTAGAAGATTCTTTTCGAAATACGAATATAATGCTGATAAGATCTTATTCTGTCGAGTCATAATTACTATTAACACGAAGGTATAAACAAATATTACTTCGATATCATTTTTTTTTCTTCTGCAGAATAATTTAACTACAGAAGTAATATATGGATAGATTACAGTCTTTTTCTAAATTATCAAAAGTGTCTAAAATTAAACCAACTGTTAATCTTATTATTGGATTTATAGGATTTGTTTTAATATTTGTATTTATAGCTTTACATTTGTATTATTTACCAAGTACATCGGGTTGTGACAATACTAATAAAGAATTATCATTTTTTATGTATGGTGGGTTGACCTGTTTTATATTATTAGCAATTTATATTATAGCTATAGACAAATATGAAAATAATGCGTTAACATATATATTGTTTTTCATATTTACATTATCTCTTATGATAGGTTTTTTCAAGTTCATTCGTTGTAATAAATCAAACGATCAGGTGTCTTTGTATTTGACAAAATACCCTTTTATACAAAGAGTTTTAGAACATTACAAAAAAAGATCACTCGATAATATACCTATAAACAGATGTAAAACGTATCATAATGGAACATATTATCCTGCGAATGATATAAGATGCGATGTGTCGACATGTAAGGAATCAGATTCAACATGTGATATGGAAAATGGTGCCAAAGTTGTAGATTTCTATATAGCTGCAAGTAATCAAAGTTGTTCATTTCAAATAGCTGGTGGCAATTACGTAAGTGAAGAGATGTTACGTGCTGTTTTGGTAGGAGGTGCGAGATTAATTGATATAGATTTATATACAAATATTACAAATGCAGGTGCGTATCCTATTGTAAAATCAGAATGGGGTAAAAGAAAAGCACTTAATAGTGTTTGTTTTGAAAGGTGTTTAGAAGTTATATTAGAAGAGGCGTTTAAACGTCATAAATTAAATGACCCTTTATTTTTACATCTTAATATAAAGGATTATAACCTAGAGATGATAGATCGTGCGGCTGATTTTATTGTAGATGCGTTTCCAACAAATATATTACTAGACCCGTCATTTCATTATGAAAGAGGACAACCTATAACAGGAGGAGAGGGAAAATACAGTGAGCAACCTATTTGTAATTTTTATAATAAGGTGATAATTATTGTAAGTGGAAATTGCAAACACACTAAACTTGACGAGTTAGTAAATATGCATACCAAATACGGAACCATAAAACAAGCAACAATAATAGACTGGGAGGATGCAAAAACACCAGATGATCCATCAGAATTCATAACAGAAAATATGACAAGGTTTACGATTGTAAGACCAAATCCTTATAATCTTAATACAAATCCACAAGATTCGTGGACATATGGTTGTCAAGCCCATCTTATGAATTATGGAAATATGGGGAATATAATGAATCTTCACGATGCATTCTTCTCGACAACAAGTCTCGTAATGAAGGATATAATATTACAAAAGTCGAGAGAAGAAGTTGGAGAAACCAAGGAAGCGGTAGCATGGGACCAGTCTGACAAATAGTTCAGCAGGTTAAAAAGCAAACTATGAATTTTAAAAATAAAAATGATACGACGATATGTATAATTAATTAATTACAAAACAAATATAAAATACTCAAAAGACACTCATAAAATATTCATAGAATGGTGTCGGTAAGATATTTAGATAAAAATATCACAACTCAATTGATAAATATGAATTGTCCAAATATTGTATTTCGTAATGTATGGCAATATTGTCCTCATACGACAAGACCTGAAATTCCAAATCTTAAAGAAGATTTATATAAAAGTATCTTATCTCTTGGGTATATTAAAAATAATTATGTGTATAGTAGTTTAAACCGTTTATTTGACCTCCTCGGTAGTTATAAAAAAATAGTTATTTTCATAAATTTAATCTATAAAAATAATGAACTTAGAAGGGAGATATTTAATGCTCCAGGGTCGGCTAAAATTATCACTATGGGAAAATATATCCGTTATAGACATAATCTCATAAGAATGGGGCTCATAACGGAATGATTTAATTAATCAAAATTAATATAGAATGAACTTTCTACATTACTATTAATGGATACTGGTTGATATTTACGGTATTCTTTTGGAATTATTTGATATATTACGTATTTTTGTCCACGAATATATTTTTCCCTTGATGTCACGGTTCTATCAAAAATCTTAAGTATTTGTCTTAAAATGGTTATGCAATTTTTCGGACACAAATCATTCAAATATGTTCTTGCTTTACAAGGTATGTAAAAATATTCTAATTTTTCCTTTAATTCATATATTTTTTGTACAGTACCTATTACATCGAGGTCTTTTTTTGAAAAATTTGTTGTATCATAAATAGATTTTAAACCAAATGCTTGTAAAACTTCTGTGCATATTTCTTCGGATGGTATATTTTTAAAAAGTTGGTTTTTTGTCATTTTAACACCTATTATTTATGAAAAATATTTTTTTTTCTGCACAGTCTCGAATTTTAAAAAAATTAATCTGTTTCTGTCCACCATCTATTTGATAAATATGGGATTCCTGAATTAATAGTCGAGTTAGATTGAATTGATTTAAAGTTGGGTCCTTTTCTTACAGATAGTTGCAATGAAGTCATTGACATAGCATAATTATAGTATCTGATGTTGGAATAATGTCCTTGATACCCACCATCTTTTGATACATGAAGATCATAATAATTTTGCCGTGGTACTCCTTTTAATTTTAGTCTTTTTTTGAGGAATCCGTTAATGTATATATCTAAGTTTCTGTGAGATAAAATAACGGCGATGTGAAACCATTTACTAATTGGTATATTTTCAATGTCTACGTATTCTTTTACAGAGTCATATGTATTCGTGTAGACTCGAATAGCGTTTGTATTGGGGTGAATCCATATACCTGGTGATTGAATTTCGCAAAATTCATGTGGTTCTTTTGTTTTGGTAACGTCCATGTCATATTGAGGGCCTTTATGAAGTACATGTTTCCAAATGGGTTGTTGGTTTTCCCACGCATCTATGTTCATCCACATTGAATATGTGAATTCTATACCATTTCTTTCGTTTGAAGATCTTTTAAGTAGTTTGGAATTTCCTCTATGAGGATCTTGTGATACTTTGAAACCTGTAGAAGCAGATTGCATTCCATCAAGAATTAAAGGCGTAGATACGAATACGTTTACAACTCTGTTAAACATAAAAGCAAGTAAATTAAGTACGATATACACCAATATGACAATAGTAATTCCGGCAAATATTTGGGAAGCTATACTTCCACTGTTTGCAAAATCAATTAGTTGAGCAGAATTTATTGCATTCATTTATAAATAAGTTGTTTTTTTTTTTACATGAAATAATAAATGGAAACTGTAAGCAATTTTTTAAAATCGAATGAAAGTAAAATAGATATTCCATATGTACCCAGTGGATTTAATTCGGTAGTTTTAGGAACACTTGGCTTTTTTTTATTAGTTGCTGTATTTTTTATTACAATTCGTCTTTTTACCAAAAAGACGGGCATTACATTGATTGGTGTTCCCGTGGAGATATCGCCATCTCCTAAGATATGTGGTAATAAAATTGTAACATCTGATGCAAATGAATACACATATAGTTTCTGGACATATATTAAAAACTACTGGAATGATGGAAATCCTAAAATAATTTTTGAAAGAAAATACAAAAACTATACAATGCGTGTTAATTTTGAAGAGGGACCTGTCCTAACTGTACAGTTTATAGACTCCACAACAAACCAACCTTATGAAGATAAAAATCAAACAACGTCAACCAGTTCTGAATGGTTTGGAAACAACAATCTAATGAACTATTCATTAGAAAACATTAGATTACAATCTTGGAACCATATTGCTATATCGCAATGGGGTAAAACCATGGACTTTTATTTAAATGGAAAATTAGCAAGAACGTTTATATTACCGTTTGAATTAGAACCTTATCTTCCTGAAACAATTATAGTAGGTGGTGAAAAATCAGAAACATATGATGGATATATTTCACAATTTAAATATTTTCCAAGAACTGTTAGTGTAGAAAATATATATAAAATTTATCTTGATGGTCCACAAGAAAAATCATTTTTAAGTTCATTTATGCCAATTTTACCATCAAGTGCAATGGCAGATGTAAATATGCATTTGGGATCAGGTGGATTCTGGAATAATTAAAAATATTAAATGATAATAGATGACTTGTATAAAAAGAGGTGTTGATATTTGTTATCCTCCTCTACCATTTAGAGGAGAAGCTGTAAGCAATGATGGAACAAATTGGATTGCGTCAATTGATTCACAGGATACGTTTGAAAATTTTGTAAAAAACATAAAATCAGTTAATTTGAACTTTAATAAAAGTGAACCTCATAAAAGATTAGTTGACGTTACTATATCTATATTTCATGACATAAAACTTCTCAATTGGGATAGGACTAATAAAACTTATACTGAACCTACATATTATCAGAAAATAAGTAAACAAAATATCAATGATATTTTAGGTGTTATGAAACAAAATGCAACAAATCACCGGAAGCAGCGGCGTATGAATTCTGATACGCCTATTTACATACATCAATTTCGTATGATAATGCAAATATTTACACCTACATTCCGAAATTACGTATTACAAAACAGCATAACGTTTCGTACTATGAATAGATTAGCTTCAAATTCGGAATTAGTGGAAGAAACATCAAAATTAAACTATTCTAAAAAACATAAAATTATTACAAAAAGAGAGAATGAAACATCCAGTGAACTATTAAGATCGTATGCTGAATTGGAAAAGATCACAACTGATCATTTAAATAAAATATCTAATGATAAAGATACTGTAAATCGTCAAACGGATATAAATAAAGATCAACTTGACCGTATTCAGATAAAAAACAACTTTTTAAAAAGAATGTTACTTGTGTTGTGTATTATAATATTGGTTTTATATTCAACGGATAATGGTTTGCCTAAAAATGTAGGTTTAATAATTTCATTTGGAATGGTTATTGGATTGATAGTATATGGTTTCATGGTGTGGACTACTTTAACCCAACGACATGCGTTGTCGTATAATCAAATTGTAACATCAAGTCACGTTGTAAATTTAGAAGACAATAATAGATTATATCAAAATGCCGAACGTTGTAATCAGGAGGGTTCGTCAGGATCTGGGAATGGAGAAAATTCTTCTTCAACTGATGGATGTAAATAGAATTATTCTTATGAGATTGCTTTCGTTATATCAATTCTACATAAAGGACATGTATTTTTAATACATCTATATTTTTCATAACAATCTTTGCATGTTACATGATGACCACACGGTACTAATGTAATATTTGGTTTTTTATCTAAACAAATAACACATTCTTCAACTTTGTATATATCGATAACATCAAGAACATTTACAATACATTGGTGTGGATTTTTAATAGAAACTGTATAAAATGGATCACAATTTTGTCTAGATGTTATTTTCAAATCTTTTCCAGAGATTTTATAATAACGTCCATCTTGTCGTATATCATCCTTTTTTGGAAATTTACAATTATATTTATTATTATACGCATCTAGATAACGCTTTCCTTCATCGTTAACAAACGAATGAAATTTGATTCGTAATCTACTTTTTTCTTTTACACATTCTAGAATAATATATGACATTTTATTTTACATACTTATGAATAAAATGATATAAAGACATATGTGTGGTATTATAGGTGTTCATTCTATAGAAAATTCTGAAGATATTATTTATATTATATTTGAGGGTTTATTGGGTTTACAACACAGAGGTCAAGACGGGGTTGGAATAGCTACATCAAAAAGAATTATCAAAAAGAATGGTCTTGTCAAAACATCATTTGTCGATAGTGAATTATTGGAATTAAAAAGTAATTGCTGCATAGGTCATGTTAGATATTCTACAAATGGTGTTATAGATGGAATACAACCATTTTATAGTAATTTTCCACGTAGAATAACTATTTGTCATAATGGAAATATAATAAACACAGATAATTTAAAAGAAATTTTAGAAAAGGAATATAATATAGTTACTTCGTCTGAATCAGATTCCTATATATTTCTTTGTGTATTTTCAAGTAAATTATATTCATTGATTAAAGAATCAGGTAATAATATTATAACCTCTGAAATGATATTTGAAACAACTAATTATATACATCTTATAGTAGAAGGGAGTTTTTGTGTAAATATTATAATTGAAGGGTATGGTATGATTATCATTCGGGATAAATGCGGGATAAGACCTTTGATTTGGGGTGTAAAAAATAAAAATATTAATTTAATTTGTAGCGAATCAACCGTAATGAATATATTAGATTTTGAAATAATTAGAGATGTAAATTCAGGTGAAACAATTATATTTGAAAATTCAGGTCGTATACGGAATTATCATTTTAAGGATTCAGTACTTACACCTTGTTTATTTGAGTATATATATTTTGCGAGGTCGGATTCTATTTTAGATAATATAAATGTGTTAGATGCCAGGATATCAATTGGTCAAATTATGGGTAAACATATTATGAATAATCTAAATGAGCAAATAGATGTTATCGTTCCAGTTCCGGATACAAGCATCACATTTGCGAATGGGATTCAAGATATACTAAAACTACCAATTCGTAGCGGGTTAATTAAAAATCGTTATATTGATAGAACTTTTATTATGAAAAACCAGACGACAATTATAAAAAATATTAAGAGAAAAATAACATGTAATGATTCTGTTTTTAGAAACAAAAGTGTATTAATCGTTGACGATTCAATTGTAAGAGGAAATACAAGTAAACATATTATAAAAATAGTAAAAAAATGCAATCCTAGAAAAAATATATTTGTGTCTTGCTCTCCCGTAATAAAAAATACGAATCAATTTGGTATATATATACCGACAAAAGATGAACTTATATACAACGATTCGCAATCAATAGAAGGTATCAGAAAGTATCTTGGTGTAGATTATCTATTTTATAATAATTTAGATGATATTATAAACGAATTACGAAGTAAAAATAATAAGATAACCGGGTTTGAAGTATCAATGTTTAAGGATTAACTGTTTTTAACGTACTTTTTTTTGATTTGTATTTCTTTTTTGGTTGGGCATCAGATATTTCTTGGCACATTTTAGCAGTATATTTTTTTTCTTTTGAAAAATTCGGCAAGGGGTAAAATGAAACTTTTCCACCTTTATTCCTTTTCATGATGAAATGAGATTCTTTTTCATGATTCTTCCAAATCGACCATTCGTTGGTAATCTGAGTAAGTTTCTCATTTTTAGGTACTTCTTCTAACTTTGACAATATATAATCATTACATGGTATATCTCGTTGTTTACAGATACTTTTATTTGCACCATTTATTTTAACATACCATCCAAATTGACCTAAATGTAAATATACTTCAGAGCCTTTATAAACACCAACATATTTAGGTAAAGCAATGTATTCAGTTGCTTCTTCTAATGTAACATTATCTGGGTTTGAACCGAAAGGCATTGGAGCATATTTTTCAATAGAATTATTGGACCCTTGTGCTAATGCATACCCGTTTTTGTTATGTACAATTCCTATAACTTGATTGGTTTCTTCATTCGTATGAATTACATTAATCCAATTTATAGTTCTTTCAGAATTATTCATCAAGGACGGTGCGGGTTGTATGGCATTTATACAAGATCTTATTTTATGATAGAAGTCATTTACAAATGATTTCCATTCTAGTTGACCATTTGCAATGGCATCGAGGGATGTTTCTAATTGTGATGTGAAATCAAGTTTAATAATTGACGAGCAATTATTTTCTAGAAATTCTGTTACATTTTGTCCTAAAGGAGTAACTATACATACGTTTTTTTGTCCGCCAACTTTTTGAATATAATTCGATTCTTTTATCTTATTACTACTCCAAGTAACTTGTCTCATTGACACATCTAATGCGGGGTTTTTACCCATTGTTATATAGCCTTTTTGTTGAATTTTCTCAACAATAGAACTAAATGTTGATGGTCTACCAATACCTGTTTTTTCAAGTGTTTTGATAAGATCCGCTGTAGAATATGGTGGTGGGGGCTTCTCAACACATTCTTTTAATGATAGATCATATATAGAATATTCATTTCCTATTTCAAGATTCTTATTTATGATGTCTTCCTTTTTACGTTTATCTTCAATCGTTTTAGAATTGTCATTATTTTGATTTGAATTTGGAAAATTTAGTTTTTGGTATCCATCAAATGTAAGTACTTTAGATATAGATTCCCATGTATATGTATCATCACTCTCAAGTGATTTTGAAGTATGCTGTGTTGGTTCAAATAAGGATACAAATTCATCATGTTTAGAAGAAGCCATGAGAGAAGCGACGGCTCTCATCCAAATTAGAGCAAACACTTTATATTCTCCAATACCAATAGAATTACATGGTATATTGTTAATATTAATTGGTCGAATTGCTTCATGTGCCTCTTGTGCCTTAACGCCTTTTTTACTTGTTCTTTTTTTTTTGTATAAAGAGCCAAAGTATTGTTCACCATAGGTATCAATAATGTAATCTTTGGCAATTAATTTGAATTCGTTAGATAACTCGGTTGAATCTGTTCTCATATATGTAATATAACCACCTTCATACAATTTCTGAGCATATGCCATACATTGTTTTGGATTGATACCATGTCTTTTATAAGATTCTTGTTGCAGAGTAGATGTTGTATGAGGAGGAGGAGCAGATTGAGAACGGATGGCTTTCTTTTTTGAAAGAAGAGTCATCGTTTTTTTATTTGCTATATTCTCTATCCATTCTGAAAGACTATTCTGAATAATAGGTCTTGTTTTTTTAACAACATCAATTATGATACTATTATTAATTTTTAGTTTGCCGAGTGCTGTAAAATATTTATTACCACATTGTTGCTCTTTTTGTCTATCCATACAAATTTTAACTGCAGGCGACTGACATCTACCTGCTGAAATTCGTCCTTGAATATTTTTCCACAAAACAGGAGACACAATGAAACCGTATAAAATATCAACAACCCGCCTTGCTTGTTGTGCATGAAATAAATTCATATCAATTCTACCAGAATTTTCAATAGCATCTGTAAGTGCTTTTTTTGTTATTTGATTAAACCGTATACGATCCGTTTTTTCAGGATTTAATGATAAAACTCTCATTAAATTTTCTGCAATGGCCTCACCTTCACGATCCATATCAGAAGCGATTATAACTTTCACTCCTTTTCTTTTACATGATTTCTTTAATTCAGATACAACTTTATGTTTGTCTTTCGTGATTTCATATGGCAATTCAATATTATCTGGATCAAACCATTTAATACTAGGTGGTATGTCCATAATATGTCCAAAACTAGCCATACATTTTACATTAAGGAGTTGCTCAATTTTTTTACATTTTCCTGGTGATTCGACAATAACAACTGTATCTCGATTCATTATATCAATAATTATTAATTAATTATTAAGTTATAACCCCTTTCATTTTTTAAATTAACCGAATTATTATTTTGTTTATATATTCAAATTTAAACTAGATGTTGTGTCTTTTCTTGGGCGGCCTCTTTTTCTTTTAGGAGGTGCAGAAGTACCCTGCGTATTTACTTCGGAAACAGATTGAGTTTCACTCATATCGCCTACTTCAACATCTCTAAATTTTTGTATTTGATTTAATATACGATCTACATCACTATCACTGGGGCCTTTCATTGTTGGTTCTTTACTAATATTTACTTCTGAAGGTGGAATGGGCACGGGTCGATGCGACATTCTTGCATTTGTATGCTCATTTATCATGTCTCCCATAACATTTTGAAAACCCGAATTATCAGGGGCCGCACTATTCACTGCAGCAGATGCAAATTGCTTCATAAGATCTGGATTTTGTTTCAATATATCTTCCATACCTGGCATTGAATATTTAAAAAGCGAGTTCGTCATATGAAACATAACCGCACTCCCTCCCAACATCATAAGTAGTTTTAACTCTGGAGCAACTTTTGCCTTTGTTTTGTATTTGTCATGAAGTTCTTCAAATACTTCATCGTAATCATTTAAATTTTCATGTATACTTTCCGACCATCCGTCTAATTTGATATCAAAAGGGTCGAATTTCGAATTTACAAATTCTAAACCCGATACCATAGCCATCATCGTTTTTCTTTGGAACCGAACACTATTTTCTATATCTCTTTGGGCTTTGATGCGTAAAAATTCTTCTCGCATATCATCGGTACTTGAATTAAGACTGAATTTTCTGGACAAGGGTATGCCTCTCATTTCGAATCTTTTCAATTTGAATAACAAGTCTTGTTTTTCGAGACCGGAATCTTCAGATATCGTTTGTTGGGTATTAAAAATGGGTTGAACATATTTGGACGGTTCTTCTATATTTATATTGGTATCTATTTTTGGAATGTTTACAGGCTCTATGTTCATTTTAAATGAATTAAATTCGTCCATTTCTTCAAAATCGGGTTCTTTTTTGATCTCGGCAACTTCGGGGCTTTTGAATGTTTTAAAAGGCATTTTAAATGGTGCTTTTTTAAAACCACCTACATCTTCAAATTTTTTAGTTGTATCAAAAGTTCTTGTTTGTGAAGGAGGATCATTTGTTTTTAATTCGCTAGGATCATTTGTTTTTATTTCTCTAGGAGAATTAGGACGTGATTTCTCAGGATCCATCAATAGGTCTAGGTCCTGTAGAATTCCACTTGAATTTGATTTCTCAATCGTATGTGCTTGAGTTGAAGCACTTAAATTATTTGTGTTATTTGTTGATGCCGTATTATCAATTTTTTCTATTTGGGTTTGTGCATTAAAATCAATTTCTTCTAGACCGCTCATATGACATGTGATAACAAATTATTGATTTGCGTTTAAACGTAAATTTTATTTATTTTTATAAAAAAAGCCAAGAGTTTGTAATACCACATCACTTAAATCATCCTTTTTTTTCGTTTTTTTCCAAATATTTTCAATATTATAAATGGTCTTATCTTTTAATTCTTTATTTGGTAAATTTGAGACATTTTCAAGTAATTTATTTACAACAAAACATGCGGTTTTTTTGGTTTCATTATAAGATTCAGGTTTTTTTTCTATAAAATTACGTTGAATACAATATTTCATTTTAAGATTCGCGTGTACACATTTTACGATTGTATCCGTTTTTAATTGTATTTTTTTAAGTAAAAAATATGTCAAAATAATAATTTGTAATGATTTCATTTTAGGATTTTTCATACAAGGTTGATTTTCTATGAGGACATAATCAAGAGAATGTATTATTTCACCAAATTTTATTTCTAACACCTCTATAACTCGGCTACCAAGATCATCAATTGATAAGTTGTCATCTTTCTTTCTTAATTTAAATCCTTTTTCTTTTAGATATTTCTTAATAATATCTTTGTATTCTTCTTTTTTCATTTTATTAAATTCATTCATATCTTCATCCTTTACAATTTTCTCTTTTAATATAATGTCTTTAAGTTGAGTCTTAGTCATTTTACTGTACTGATTACACAATTGTTTTAATGGTGGTTGATTAAATGACAGAACATCAACTATTTCCCATTTATCAATATAAAATTCTGTTTCAGAATGCAAGTGTAAATATGAATATGTTAAGTTTTTAACACCTACATCTATAGATAATACATTTAGCATGTTACAATGTATGTTAGTATATTATTTTTTCATTATCTTATTTTTTATGTTTTTTGTAAAAACTTTATTTAATAATTCATCATCGCATATGTGATTTACCAATATAATTTTTGTTTTTCCAGTATACCAAACTTTATCTAATATTCGATTCATATCTTCTTCATTTTCCTTTGGACAAAATACATATTCTATTCCGGCTAATTGGGCTCCCCATACTTTATCAGATAACCCACCTATGGCATGAATATATCCATGAATGTCTATCTCACCGGTAATGGCAATTGTATTAGATATTGGTGTTTTTAATACACAAGAAAGCATTGCAACAGATATGGCAGTTCCAGCGGATGGTCCATCTTTTGGTACTGCACCTTCACAACAATGAATATGATAATCCAATTCTTTTGTTTTTATAGCAATATCCTTTCTGGACTTCTCAGACAATATATTATAAACAACTGTTTTTGCAACTGATATACTTTCTGTCATCACTTTACCTAAATGTCCAGTTATTTCAAATTTAGTATCTTTTCCTGATAATTCGGAATATTGTTGAATCTCAATTCTTGTTATTCCTCCCATACCTACAGACGTTGCGAATAACCCATTAATTGAACCAACTCTTGGTTCTTTTAGAAGTTTTGTATATTGAACAAATGTATATTGTTTTAATAAATCGTTTTTAATATCTTCACATGTTAATGTCAAAGGTCTTTTTTTTTCGTTATTTAAAAATTGTAAATTGATTTCACGTAATATTTCTAGTAATAATTGCGATATTCTTCTAAGTCCTGCTTCAAATGTATAATTCTTTATAATATACATTAATACATCGTCGTTTAGGATAACATCTTCTTTTGATAATCCAACCGTTTTATATAATTTTGGCAATATATATTCGTTACATATTACACATTTTTCTTCATGTCTAAAGTGTGTAAATTGAATACGATGTATTCTTTCTCTTAATATGGGGTCAATGTTATAAATGTCGTTATATGAAAATATAAATATTGCTTTAGAAAGATCGAGGGGTATATCTGCAAAATAACGATCACTAAACGTATCATTTTGAGAAGGGTCTGTTAAGTGGATGAGTATACCAATTATCTCTTTACCATGTTCAGTTTTACTAACCTTATCTAATTCATCTATAAATATGATTGGGTTCATGCATTTCGAACTTACTAATATATTTACAATTTGCCCCCATGTACCTCCAGAATATGTATAACCATGTCCCTCCAACAGGGATCCGTGCGACGAACCTCCCAAAGCTATGAAACTGAAAGGTCTATAACTACCATCTATATCTTGCAATATTTTACATATGCCTTCTTTAGCAATAGATGTTTTTCCTGTGCCGGGGGGTCCTTCAAAACCAAAACAATATCCTTTCTTATTTCCCGTCATCCACTGTCCTATTATTTGTTCAATACATCGTTTTGCTCTATCTTGTCCATATATTGCCTCGTCTAATATATTACGAATTCTTTTTTGATCATCGCGAACCAATCTTCTAACATGATGCCATTCTTCTAAAATATTATTATATGGTGTATGTCTAAGTAAATTTTTAATTACATTTGATAAACATTCTTTAATTTTTAATGGAGCTTGTGATATATAACATTCCATATCAGAACATATCGTGTCGATTGGTTTTTTTGTGATTTGAACATTTTGTTTTTTACCATTTCTTTTGAATTCCAATGATTTAATGTTCAAACTTTTTTTAAATGCACGAATAAGTGGGATTATATTATCTTTTCCATAAAGTACTAAAATATTGAATTCGTTTTCTACATCAAAAAAATTCTCTAATTCAAACCAAGACATAGGTTTGAATGTTTTATCAGAATCATATTCTTCTGAGAATCGTTTCGTTTTTTCTGAAAACAATTGTAATTGCATTATACAAGATTCTTCTCTATATATACCAAATGGTATTTCTAATAATTTATCAAGAAATTGTTGTGGCTTACTGATATCTCCTTGTTTATTTTGTATTTCTCTATATTTTTCGATTGCTTTTTTTTTAACAGAATCGGATGCTTCTAAAGCACATATTCGAGGTTCATAATCTATCTCCGAAGGCATTAACGAATCAATATGCTTAGTTGGGCGAGTTTCTCTTTCATCTAATATTTTACGGGTTTGCAATGGTAAATGATTATATATGATCTCTGTTATATTTTTCATTGAACTCTCCCTTTCAATGAGTGAAAATAAAAGCATTCCCATAAATTCACATTTATCGTCACCTAAAAACATTAATGATAATATATTGTATTGTGTATACGGCGTTGAACCCAAAAAATCCTTTACTAAAACAGGAACCATCTTTTTTTTATCAGCTAAAAAAGATTCCAAATTAGTATTGAGTTTTTCCAATAATATGGACGAGGAATCGCATAATAAATTATAGAAACACAACTTATATTTCAACCAATTTCCTAGAAATTTTTTGTTTTCTTTTTTCTTTCCAATATATTTTAATAATTTCTCTTTTTTATACCATGTATGAGGAGAATTAACCAATACTTTATACGAATCTTCTATAAAATAACCTTTTCCTATAATACCAAATGCACTTATCTCTAAACATTCATTAGAATAAATAAAATCTTTAAGTTGAGTTGTACCGTAGATCGCACTAAAATCATTTACAGAATTTTCTTTATCGTTGTCAAAATATTCAACAAAAATAAAACTCTTATGCAATAACTCTTTTTTGTAATTGAAATTTTTTAATTTTATTGTTTCTAATCTTTCTACAAAATATTTATCAATATATGAATTACACCCGTAAGTATTTTGTAAAGAAATTATTAATTCTAAGTCTGCCTTTAAACTTTCTTTAGTAACAGTATCCTCATTTTTTAAACGTAAAAGGAACTTTTTGTTTAAATCATAAAATTGCTGTGAATATATTTTAAGATTATCAAGATGTAGTGCGAATGTATATAATATTATATGAAAATACTCATTCACTTTTTTTGAATAGTATATTCTCCATTTGTTTTGTATTTTTGTTACAAACATATTATCCGCGCTCAACATGGTATTAGGCATTGATTAATAAACTCGTAGAAAATAAATAAACTTTATAACGTTATATCAACTCATTTTCAACTTCAAAATCTCTCCAACTTCAACTTCAAAATCTCTCCAACTTCAACTTCAAAATATCCTCAACTTCAA